GTTCTTGTACGATTTAGCCATTGCATCAAGGCTTTCGTAATTCTTATTCTCAAAGAATCCCTTGTGCTCATCACTCACACCATCGTAAAACTTGCCAACTGGGGCATCTGGTGTTGGGGCGGGTGTTGGATCTGCTACAGGAGCAACTGGGTCCCTGCTCCGGATACTGGATCGTTCATGAGTCTTCCTTCATGTTTCTGATTTCATCCTCTGTAAAGTGAACAAAACCAAGTATTCTTTCTAAAACATCACGCCTCCCATTGAGGTATGATTGCCGGTTTGCATCTTCTGAAAACGTACTGGCTTGATAGCGGCAAAAACGTTTCAGGTCTGCCAATACCTTACGAACATTGGGATCGTCTTTAGCAAAGAGATCCCTATATGCGTGCCGTCTACGTCTGAATATGTCTAGTATTTTCATGTTCCCTCTTTCACAAGGAGTAAAAATCTAATAAACAAGAATCTTGGGCGATATGCGAGATTACACTACGATACGCGATACGTCAAGTTTTGCTTCTAGAATGGTCCAGGTATTGTTTATTTCGCCTGTTAATTGGATACGGAAAGCACCTGTTTCCGTTATAGCGTATGGGCCATTAACACTCAGGGATACAAAATTGCCTCCACCCTGACCAATGATACCCTTTTGCTCAATAACCTGAATGCCACCAACATCACCGTCAAAAATAAGTCGAGCAGCACAGTTCTTACCATTGGATGCGGTAAAGGTCATGGAAAAGTCAACCCGATACCCCATTTGATTGACTGATTCAAAACTTAACACATCAATATTCGTATCATCAGCATTACACTCAAGCGCACCGGCAGTACCGAACAAGATTGATTCCCATTCATTGTAATCTGCATAGGTAGTGGTTACATCAAAAGTCTCTGAGGTTGTACGCTGGAATGTAGCAAATTGAGAAGGTGCCTTTGTCATCATGCGCCATGTACCAGAAACAAAGTCTGACATGAATCTAATATTCTGATTCGGCAGTCCTAAAACCACCCCATTTGTGTGGTTATTAATGATTCCCAATATCTCTACCGAGTTTCCACCGTTCTCTATGCGCATTATTTCTGCAATACATCCATGATTCACAGCAGTTGGAGTGGGAAGCGTTACTGTCTGACTTCCTGTAGTTGGATCAAACCAAACCACCCTATGCGTACCAACTATGAAGTTCGTGTTGCCTACAGACGAAATAATAACAGGCAAAATGCTGTCAATCTGTGCGGTTCCTGTGCCTTGGGTATCTGCGCCTGTTGTTAGTTCTGCCATGATAAAACTCCTAAGTAGTGACCAATGTGAGGTTGCTATTTACTATATCTGTGCCGCTTGAGTTCGTTACCTGTTGAGGTGCCTGTGTTGGACCATTCCCCGCATATATTGCTGCGTATTCACCTGTAGAAACAAATGCGAGCCTTTTAATGCCCACAAAAAGAGTCTCTCCGGCCAACATGGGAACGATTGATATCTGATCCATTAAATCAGTAATCACCGCATTGCCAGATGACACACACATAAGGTAATCGAGATTCGGGGTGAGATCTTGGTTAGCCTTTTCGACTACCTGACACCCATTGCCTCGATGAAAATTAACCTTGGTAGGCATTACTCATACAACCCGAAATATGTGCCGGTGGATGCAAGAGCGAGACGTTGAACGCCAACATGCAACGTTTGACCGGCTAAGAGTGGTATCGTTGTAATAGCACCGTTCAAATCGGTAATCACAGCAGTCCCAGCACTGACACATAATAGTGAATCGGCAAAAGGCAATAAATCTGCGTCTTGAGCAGTTAACCCCTTAATACCTCGTGCTCTGAATAAGTTGTTTATGGTTGGCATGTTACGTCCTTTTGGTACTGGTTAGATTAAAAAAAACCCTACTGTTGTAGGGCTTGTTGTGCCTGAGCGAGATCTTTTACTGCACCTGCTCCAGCGACTGCTTCTTGATTAGATATTGATGCTTGTTCCTGTTGCTGCATCTGTTGTTCTTCCGCAGCAATCTGTTCACCTGACTTGATGATATTTGTTGGAGCGCCATTACCCTTTTGCACATGGATAAGCATTTCCTGTGTATCAAGCATTCTTAACGCTTTACCTTCATCATACGCAGCACTGGCAATAGCAGCCTCCTGCACACGTTGAATACCGATCAATTCTTCTGACTGCTGTAAACGAGAAAAAGGCGAATCATATACAACGTCAAGATTGAGATCCGTACCAATTAATGCTTGTGGTGGTGGAGGTAAATCGCCATTGTCATTTAATAACTCAAGTTCGCGTTCGATTATCACACCAAGTAACTCAGATTCCTGGCGACCAACAGGGGCCAATAACGCACCTTTCTCCTGAGCACGCAACATCGCTTCTGTTGCACTCATTCGTGGAGTCTGAACAAGGATTTGGAATAAGTCAGTAAGGAAAGCAGTCTTAATTGCCGCTCTCTGTACTTCCATCTTCGCTTCGTTGATGTCTACCCTGGCACCAGTCTGTAATGGCTGGATAAGTGGACGACCTTCAGCAGATACACCACCAAAGTTCTGACCACCAGCACGTAGATCGACTTGCATTTGACCTGAGCCAAGAATGCCATCGTCATGAATCAATAATGGTGGATCAACAATCTTATGACCGGCCTCTAAATCTGTCTTAGCCATATCATTCAAAGTTTTAATAGCTGGCAATACTGTAATCGCTGGACCACGACCATAAATCTCATGAGGAGACGTTAAGTAACGAGATACCGCATATGGCATCGTTCTATAACCACCTTCGCCCATTTCCCAGGTTTCCTCTAAAGATATGTAAATCTCAGAGAACGGCATACCTTTAAAGTCTAAACGGTTTGGATCTTGCTCGATATTTGGCAAAACGATATGAACATACTCTTTCCGCTCATATGGTTTCTCTCCAACCTCTTTACGCACACGAGAGGGAGCATCATCACCCCAACGTTCTATGGCTTGCATGTTGGAATAGTCAAATCTGCGATAAACCGTGTTTACGATACCTTGGAAGTTAACATCCACATAGGTATCACCAATGAAGGTCGATTTATAACGTAAACCAGAACCACGCTCGTAATCAATGAACACAGCCCCAGTACCGAAAGATCCAAGCGACCGGAATACACTACTCATTTGCGATTGAAAGTTCGCCCTAGGTTCGTATCGTTTTTGAAATAATCGTTTGGTTACTTCATCGAAATATAGTTGTATATCCCGATCTTCTTGGAGGTCTAAGTTTCCTGTACGCAATCCATGCCACTTTTGACCACGAGGAGTCAACAGGCTTTCCATTAAGGATGAAAATTGCGTTAATGCGTTTGGTGCCGTTGCGTCAAAGATCCATTGTGATTTGCGCTCACCATGAGACGAATTTTTAAAGGTATTCCAGAAATCGTCTTCTTGAGGATAGATATAGCGAGCAACTTCACGCCAATGACCTTCCCATGTACCGCGATTGTTCTTGAGGTCTTCAAAACGTCTCTTTAAATCGTCAGCGCGTTTGGTTTCCATTAGTTAACCTTTATTCCAGATAATGCCGAAGTACCAGCGCCTTGAAGTCTATTCGTATTCGTTGTTTTTTGAAATCTATTATGAGGAGTCAACGCTTTAGGTGCTGCTGGTTTAGCTTTGGCCTGTTGTTTAATGAAACGAGAACCTGCACCAAGAGTAGATGAACGCATACGAGCATTTCTAGCAGCAATATCGCCAGCAATTGCGGAATTTTCTGCTTCACGCTGGGCAATGACGTTTGGATCTTCTACACCAGGTGGATTGCCAAGACTTTCGGCCTCATTAAAGAGTCCCAAGACTTTCGGCCTCGTTAAAGAGTCCCAGTGGATCACCGAGCTTATCCATAAATTTAGCCGGTTTTTCCATGCCAGGAATATGCCGCAATGGATTAACCACATTCATAATACTACTAATGCCCACTGAACGCCCCTTGAAGCTAAAGAAATACCATAATAGGGTTAGTAGTCAAGACATTAATGCGCGAGGTGGACCATTCTGACCCTCATTGCGACGAATCATAGCCTTTCTGACATCCCTACGCATTATTGGCCGAGCAAATGTAAGAATACGTGCATCGGTTAAGTCAGGAGATACACCGGTGGATTTTTTGATCTCTTCCTTCTTAGTGATGATCAATCGGCCCATAACATCTGGATCGGTGTAGGTAATGGCAGACATTTCCTCTAATGACTCCGAACATTCTTCTAAGGATACATCTGGCTCTAATAACCAATCGGCAAACTTGATATGCATCTCAGCACGCATGTTTTTATACATATCCTTCTTGAGAGCATTGGAACCAAAGTTAATACCGATAACATTGGGAATATGGAAGACTTTCTTACACGTATCAACCACACCGGCACCTTGACCTGTTTCATCAATGAAGACGGCATCTGGTTTGTACTTGTGGCAATGATCCGCGATTCTCTGGGCCAAATCAACCGTATCGAGCTTTCCAAAGATCTTAGCCTGGACAGATTTGAAGTCTTTACCTATCCTGGTTGCAATAACAGACCTATCATCACCGAAACGAGCACAGTCAACGCCAACAATACACGCTGCATTGGGATCATCTTTTGGAGCGGGAGTTTTTTGAGCCTTAAGAACTGCTTCCACATTGAAAACCTGTTTCTCTGTGTCTTGAATGAAATCGCAGTAATACTCTTGGCGTATCTTCGTTTCAGACATGCCATCTTCGCGTTCTTCCTGCATATCCTGTTCAGTAAGAGCACCAGTGTCAGCAATCGTTAACAATGAGGCATACCAACGAGGTGATGCAACTGCTGTACGATACGTCTTGTAAAATCCCAAGAATCCGGACGCTCAGCAATAGACCACTCTGAAAACACCATGCCAGACGGATTTGAACCAACGATACCATCAACGTTATCAGATCCTAACATCTGGATAATCGAGCCATTGGATAAGATGATACGCATATCCTGGTCAGAATAACCTTTGTCAGAACGAATACACTTAGGAAACGCTTGGTCGATGATACGTTTACCATCCTTGCCAATGTTATCCCATACAATCTTTCGGACATGTTTCTGAGTTGGCCCCATATAGTAATACAGTCCAGGCTTCATCATCGCCTTTGTTGCCATGATATTGATTGCTACCGAGTCTTTACCGAAACGTCTATGAGCCACTTGTACAGCTCGCAAACCTTCCTTGTCCTGAATCATGTAATCCCAGAGATCTTGTTGCGATTCTCTTGGTGCCCACTTGAAAGGCATGTTAATGATTTCAGTCACACTGAACGCCAATCAATCTCAACCTGAGCAATGGCCGAACGTTCATAGTTGCCAGTGTCATATTCACTACTGACCACATCTTTCAACTCAGAGAGACTCAGCAAATCGCAATACGCACGGAACTCTTTCTTCTGGTCTTCGCTCAT